CGCGTTCGTACTTCTCGGGCTCGACGACAGCGCCAACTTTCGCGCCCATATCCGCCACTGCGGCCAGTGTTCGAGGATCCGGCATCGCACCACCGCCGGCCGTACCGTCGTCCATACCCGGCATTCCCTCGCCGCCGCCCTGCGGGCTCGGCAGAACGCGGTCGGTTTCCTTCGGGACACTCGCGCCGATCGAATCGAGAACGTCGCTCTCTTTGATCCGGGCACCCATCTCCCAGGCACCTTTGAACGCTCCGAGCTTGCTTTCCGGATTCGGGTCTTCCGTCTCGATGACAAACCGGCAGTGGATATCGGACGCCGCCGGGAAATTGAATTGCTTGACCGGCTCGACCAGTTCGTACGTCAGCGTTTCTTCAAGGTTCCGGGCGTCGTACGTGACGATCTGCATCAGAGTGTCGAGGTGCAGGTCAGCCAGGCCGGATCCCAGCCCGGTCGCGTCCGCTTCGCTCGTCAGCGTCTGACCTAAGATGTATCGCTTGATCCGGTGCCCGAAATACTCCTCGAGCAGGTTTTTGATGATCTCCGCACCGGCCATGCCGGGCTCAACGATGTGGACGTTGTAGAGCGGTGCGTCCTCACCCATCGGCTTCGGAAACAGAATGACGCCCTTATTTCCGCTGCCTCGCTGCAGGGCCGCCGTTTCGACGGCGTCTTTAGCCTCGGACGAACCCATCGGGTATTCCCAGACTTCGATGCCGGCTGCCGAGCGTTCCAGGTATTCGAGCAGGTAGGCCTTGCACTCCTGCTGCTGGAACCACTCCCAATAGATTCGCGATCGAATGCCGACGCCGTGAACTGAGCCAGCGTCGATTGGGTTTTCCCAGGGAGCATCCTCGATCTGGTGTCGATGGATTGCCAGCAATCGCCGTTGATAGTGCGGCAGGAAGTAAGCCATCCCGCGATCAGTCGCCGCGAGGTAGTTCTTGTCAATGTGGCTTGACGCCGCGAGAGCCCGGTTGATCAGGATTCCGACCGGGCCGAGATCGCGGTTGTACGTGCCGCTCAGCCAGCTTGGGTCATCGTGCTGGAAGACCAGCTTGTCGCCGTTGACCGGGCTCCAGCCATACCCCTCGGCCAGCGTTGGCGCGGTCGGCATGATGTAAGATTCGCCCTGAATCCGCTGCTTCGCCCAGCGGTGCTGAACGGCATACTTGCCATACCAGATCGCTTCGAGCAGGTTGCGACGGTACTCCGTGAAGCGTCGCATACGCTTCAGAATCATCGTCAGCTTCGTGCAGAGCTCTTTCTGCTCGGGGCTGTTCTCGTCTTCGGGCTCAATGTGCCAGTCGAGTAGGGCCGTGAGCCGCTGCCGGGCTTCAAGGCACTCCATGATGCCGACGTCGTTCCGCATGAAACGAGCGTTGTCGCGGCTGGCTTTGATCGCCTCGTCGCTGTCTCGGTAGACGCGGGCAATCGAGCCCAGGAGCGAGTTGAACGTCAGGACGTGCGGCAGAGGCTGCTTGCCGGCGTTCGGCAGGCCGCCACTGAGAAACGACGTATCGACGATATTCGCAGTCGTGCGATTGAGCTGCGTCGTGATCTGCTGATAGCTGTCGGGGATTCGTGGCGCCGCGCCGATCATGCGTCGATGTCGTTATCCGCCGCTCAGCTCGGTGGTTCCGATGCAGTGCGAGAAAGGCGACCCGGACAAAATAGAGCCGGGCCGCCCTGCGAGGTTACGCCAGTGGCATCTGGCAGTCGAACGAATTAGCAGATTGTTTGAGCGATTGTCGAATCGGCGTCAGCAGCTCGTCAGAGCGGCACGCTCTCCGCTCCATTCTTCGATCGCTTGGCTACTGTTGCCCTGTTGTGCCATTTTCTCGATCAGCTGCTGCGACAGGTTCAGACAACGACTCTTTACCCTGTCGAGCTCGGCCTTCACTTCTTCCAGTTCGGCGTTTGGATGCCCTTTCTGCAATTCTTCGTTTTGCTCCCGAAGCCAAGCGAGCTCCTCGTGCAATGGCTTCGTTTCCTGCTCGTGCAGTTCTGCTTGCATCTCGCGAGTGTTTTTGATGATTTCCACAACACTGGTGGCCCCACTAGGCCCATTTGCCAGATTTTCGGCCAGTTCGCCCGCCAGCTTTGCTAGATGATCAGTCCTCACGTCGATCATGCTCCACAAAGGCCCGTCACCTTTGTTGATGCGAATTAGCTGGTCCCGAATGTTGCTCAACTCCTCGAGTTTGTCCATCTGTACCGCCTGGCTCGCAACAACCCGCATCCCGGCCGCTCGTGCCTCAATCGCCACTTCCGCCATCCGCCGGGCAATCCCCTGCAGAGCCAGGACGCCCAGCCCTGTCAGGATGAGGTAGCCCCACTCTCTCGCTTCAACGTAATCCATCGATGTGCCCCTCGATGCTGTGCAGCCTATCGACCTCGATTCGGCAGGCCGCGGTTTGGAATGCCGCGCGACGCCAGAGCCTGCAGCTCCGGCTGATATCGCCCGACCAGTCGATCCGGCAAAGCTGACTGGAACGTCTGCGTTTCCCCTGTGCTCGGACTGCGTGCTCTCAGCTGCCGTCCGATGAAATACTCTTTCCGTCGATCGCCCTGACCGTAGGCCTTCGCTTCCCGCGGCACGTAGCCCTGAGCAATGCCAGCCAGCTTGTACCGGTAGCGATGCCCGCTGACGGTCCCGCGAACACGAATCCGATCCCAGACAAAAGAGCCTTTCGAACTCGCGGTTCGCATCGACTCGAAAACGTACGGATGCACGTTCTCATACTCGTACTGCGGGCCGGCCGTCTTACTCCTGCCGCCTCGTCGCCGGTCTTTCTGCAGGAATCGAATCTTGAGCGTGCCGTGCTGGCTCTGACCGTCCCAGTCGAAGCCGATCGAATGCACGTTCGACGATTCGACGTTGATCATTTCGCCGGTAATCAGCGGGTCGTCAGGCTGCACCCACATGGTGCGACCGCCGGCCGTCGCCGTGACTCGGTTATCCGGCCGAGTCTTCAGCGGATATGTATCCGGCTCGGCTGAACGGCCTCGATTCGGCTTCGCCGCCGGCTGACCCTTGAACAGCTCCGGTCGATGCTCACGCAGGAACGATTCCGCCAGGTCGAGTGCAATGTTGAGCTCGTCATCGCCGTCAGACGCCACGCCTCGACGCCCTCGGCCGCCGCCCTTGCCGCCTCCACCGCCACCGGTTGCCCGCTGGATCTTGGTGATCAGGTCGATGATCGGCTTCGCAGCCCCGACGCCACGCAGTAGGTGCGAAACGGCCTGACTCGTGTCCGTCAGGCTGCCGAGAACTTTGACGCCCTCGATGGCTCCGCGGAAAATCGACTTCGGCCGATTGCGACGGTTCAGAGCCTTCTGACCACCGCGGTAATGCGGGAACAGCGGCATTGGTCAGGCCTTTTTCTGGACGGAGATACCCATCGACTTGAGAGACGAGCGAGTCAGCCAGGCAATGACGAAACGATTCCGATTGACGTCCTCGCTCAGTTTGACGATCTCCTCGGACATAACCGGATCGAGCCGTGTAACGCCATCATCGCATTCGACAACGCGGCACACGACCGAAATCAGTTCGTTGCCCTTGTGGTCGAACGGCGTGTGAGACGGTAGGTCGCTCATCAGTACCTCCGGTCGCGCTGGCAACGCGGACAAATCTCATGCTTCGCGGCCTGCGGCTTCTTCAGACGCTTCCCGCAGCATTTGCAGGTCACTGGAATGACCGGACCGCCGGCCCATGGTTTGCCGAGTTGCTTCTTGATGATCATGCCCGGCCATCTAGCAAATCAGCCGAGCGATTGTCGAAGTTGCTCAGCGTCGACCTTCGCCGCGATCAAGCTGCATCGATTCGTGTCGCCGACGGATCCGGACGCTCGACGCCGAATGATCGTGCGACGTTCGCGTAATCGTCTCGCCGCGGCGTGCCGCTTCCGTGTAGACCAGATAGCGCAGCGCGTCGACGGCGTGGTCGTCCTTCTTCAGCGGCTTGGGCTTCGCGTCGCGAGGATTCGCCCCGGTGACGCTGCCTCGCTCCCAGCGATACGTGCGCATCTGCCGCACGAGGTTCGGGCACCGCTCTCGATGGATGTAGAGCCGACACTGGCCGCCGAGCGTCTTGTCCGGCTTCAGCATGTAACGAACGTGCTCGATGCCCTCGTAAACCGAGTTGTTCGCGGCCGTCATGTTCAGCGGTCGGCAGTCGGGCTTGTACTGCGTTAGCTTCGTCGCGAGCCGAATCCCGTCCGGGTTGCTCGGGTCAGCATAGGTCGTCCCGAACCAGGGTTCATTGTCGTTCCAGTCCCAGTCATCAGAAATGCGTGACACTTCCTCGAGGTGATCGGCCGTCGTCATCGTCTGATCGGTGCTGTAATACTCATCGAAGACGAACCACTGGCCGGCCTCGGTCTTGTACGCCCAGAGACAGCAGAACGCGTTTTCCGGGCCGGCTCCCCAGTCGATTGCGCGTCGGTATTCGACGTTCTCAGGGAAATCGATCACGTCGTCGCCGGGAGCGTGTACCTGCGAATTCCAGGTCTGGTAAATCTGCCCTTCGAACTGCCCGAACTGGCCACGGCAGCGGACCGGCTTCACCTCGTCGGGAAGCATCCCGAAAAACTCGTCAAACCACTCCTGTGACACCTGACCGGCATCGACGGCACACTCGGTGTTCGACCAGTAGACAGCCCAGCCAGGCGGCAGGTCGTCCTCGTCGATCATGTCCTGCAGCTCGATCGACAATGCGGGATCGACCGGCGTGAACTCGGCCAGCTTGCTGCCGGGGAATTCGTACTCGCGGGATCCGCGGAGCACTTCCTCGAGGATGCCCCAGGGGAACTGCTCGACGAACAGAAAGCCGCCGATTGCGCGGGCCTGCATCTGGCTCCGGCCCTGTCGGTAACTCTTGAACTCCAGCACCCAGTTCTTGCCAGGCCGGCCTTCCCACGGCTTCAGCGGCACGCGTTTCGGCCAGTTGTCTTTCGAGCTCATCCACGCGATGCGATCGAACTCAATTTCGCCGTGTGGACAGATCGAGCGGCCGTAGAGCTTCTCGGCCCAGCAGGCTTCCATGACCTGCTCGTAGCTCTCGGCAATGACCCAGAACGGAGTGTTCTCGCGCGGAGGCGGCTGCTCGTGCAGCACGAACTTCATCGC